AGAAATCCTTTTGAGGTTGCTCCTGCTATTGATCCTCTTCTCATACAACAGGCAATAGATGCACAGCAACAGCAACAGCAACAGCAACAGCAACAGCAACAGCAACAGCAACAGCAACAGCAACAGGGGCAACCGCAACCCGACCCCGGAACTGCTAAAGACCGAAGGGTACAAGGACTTCTACCATTATTGCGTGATTATAATACGGCAAAAATACAAGAGGGAGTTGCACCGGCAGAAGTATTCAATAGGAGCAGGTTGGGACAAAGTGCGACTCCTCTTATTAATGATATTCAACAATTTTCAAGAGACCAGCAAACCGCTCGAGGATTGCAATTGCCGTTAATACCAAGTGCAGGAGATATTAGAGATGCTCTAAAAGTTATTCGTGCTGAATTAAGAGGACAACCGGGAGGCGCACCAGCACCCGTGCAACCCGCACCCGCACCTGTATCCCCTGTTATTCAACCACTACCCGCACCAGCACAACCAGCAGGAAGACAATTATCAGCACAGCAACAGGCATTCGCCGACGCAGGAGGTACACGGGGAGCATTAGCACAAGCACCCCTCAACCCAGTCCCTTCACTTCAGCAAAACCAACAGCAGACAGTTTGGGATACTTACACGCAATTAGAGGAAGCAGACGGAGCAGTTATACCACCTTCAGACGCATCAGCATTACGTCTCTTTCGTGCCTTACCTCAAGATTTTCAAGATGAAATGCGTAGACCCGACGGGCAGGGGGGGTTTGATTTGTCTGCAGAAGACGCTTCACGTGACGACCTTGTTCCTTGGATTCAACGCATTCAACAGATTAGGGTTGCGTGGGGACAGGCAAACAACACACCATCAAACACGTTATACGGTCTAGGTAATGAGGAGTTCTTGCGTGGAAGCGGTATTTTGGACACCTTGAGTGAATGGGCAGGTAAAGCAGGAGACACGGTAAGCGGGTGGTACAATACTGTTGCAAACAATATGCCGACTATGAGTGATGTTCGCCGAGCAACATCTTCGATAGTTCCTGATCGCTTTCAGGACTATATACCGTCCGGTCTTCAACGCACTTGGGGTGATAAAGCAAAAGATTTATTCGGTCTTGGTCGTGGTGGACTCGAAGAACGCAAACGCCTTTCAGAACTCGCAAGAGGTGATCCACGTGTTGTCGATATGTCGCAGGGAAGGAAAGCACGTGAGAATGCTATGCCTTATATTATGGAGTTCGATCCAAAGGCGGAGTTCTTAAAACGACGTGGTGAAGTTCTTTCCGGAGGTGTATATGATGGATTGAATAATTACATCAACGACGTAATGCCTTATGAGTCATACGGAGGTAATGTTGATTATGACGATTCTGAAGAAATGACTCCATTCAAACGCAGGATTGGAATGCCTAACCCCTTTTCACGTGTACACCCACCTATTCACGTTGGAATGCGTCCCGTTCTTGCATCTAACGCTCTTGATATTGATGAAAGTATGATCCCCTTTAGCGATATGTTTAGTGGTATGCGGTCAGGTCACGAGAGGGAGAAGGAGAAACCGAAAGATATGGACGAAGATCCTGATCCTATCCGAATCACGAATGAAAATTATAAGATATTTACCGGAAAACAAAAAGCGCCCAAATATAAAATCTCTTCCTAAGATATAAAACAAAAAGAATGAAGACAGTATTTCTTTTAGCGCTACTTTTTTCTGCGTCCTGTGTATACACCTTGCCGATAGATGATGTTTCATTATCCTCATCTACCGATTTGGATTTCGCAAACGCAGAAGATGCCGACGACTACTCGCTTGGATTTGATGATGTCGCAGAAGACAACGAAGACGAAGATCTGCGTGGAGGCAGACGCATACGACAAGCAGTCAAAGCAGTCAAAAGAATCTATCGATCACCTCCTCGACCAGCACCAGCACCAGCACCAGCAAAAGCAGTCGCAAAACCAGCGCCCTCCAAACCGGTCGCAAGTCGAGCAGTATCTCCGCCACCTCCCGTTGCCCCTGCAGTACTACCCGTATCGGTTGCTACTCACAAAATAATTCGAGTTCCGCAGACGCAGAGCGAAAAAGCAAATAAAGTTGCAACTTATATTAGCGTTCTCAATACAGATATTGATAAGAATCACAAAGTGTTTATGGATCAGTATAACGCTGAACTCGCCAAGTTGCGAGAGATTTCCAAGAAGAAACTCTATACTGAAGAAGAGTATCTGAAAGCACAGCGTGAACTAAACGCCAAATACAAGGTTTGGAAGGATACATTACACGCTTTCAGCGTAAGTAATTCAACATTATCTTCCCTGCGACACCATAATAGCAGTTTCACAGAAGAAAAAAATCTGCTCACACATCTATACGAGTATGTAAAGATGTTTTCCACAAAGCAGGGGTACTATAAGCATAATTGCGTGTGTAATGCAACGATCGTGGGTGACTTACGTAGTGTCCAGTCAGCGACTACTCTTTCTTGAGGTTTTCAAGGTCTTCGACAAGTGTTTCGTAGAGTGCATTTCTCTTATCAACCGGTACTAACTTGAGGAATCTTCTGTATTCTTTTTCTGCCTTTTTGCTCCAAGGGCGGTCGTGTTTTCCCTTTTCAAACCCTAACTGTTGGAGTTGACCTGTGACGCTGATAATAAGATTGTCCATTTCCATTTTGTTCTCGTTCTTGATTTGATGCTTGTATATGATAATGAATCGTAAATCCAAATCAATTTTTTTTAAAAAGCGTGAATATCCACTTATCATACTATTTCTTGATAAGTTGATAAAAATTTAAATTACTTTGTCTCTAGTGGGGCAAAGTGAGGTAGGTGGGGCAAAAAACACAACTTTATTATTTTCCTAAGAAAAAGATCTTTTATACGAAAGTATGGAAATCTGCCCCACTAGACCCACCTTGCCCCACTAAACTCGCACAACTTACAAAAATAATATCTCCTCTTATTCTAAAAATGGAGGGAGCAATTGCATTTTATGAAGTACAACAATTGTACAAGAAGATCGAAACTTTAGAGAAGGAAAATGCAGAATTAAAAAAGAAACTGGAAGCAACTACGGCAGACCGTTTAGGGTTTCGACACGTGTCTTTTGGTTCACCTTGTATGAGTGATCCTGAACCAGCACCTGAAAGCGTGAAACGGAGTGGTGTTTGGAATCCTTATCCAAATGCAAACTGGCGTGAGGACGGTATTTATTAATTTTTCTCAAAGAAGGATTATTTCTTCGAGAAAAATGCATAATGATCAACGGCAACCAAAAGTAATTCTAGGGGGGAGTGGTGAAATAGAAACGTTAGGGTTTGGGCATAATGCCGGTAGTACCCTTTTTGCTAAATCTACAACCGGTTTAATAGGAGGACGAGGAAGTTTAATAGGCATCTTTCTATAATAAGCAAAGATAATTATTTTGCTTATTATTGCTAAATTACCGCCTGTACGTTTTGATCGTACGACCCCCGGATTATGAGTCCGGTGCGCTTCCTCTGCGCCAAGGCGGTTTCAAAAATGAATTATTACAATAATGTCTAAATATGTTGTTCTGCGATTTACATACCCAAATGTTTCGCCATACGACCGCCGGACTGACCACCACCGGAAGCACCACCGCCGGACTGACCACCACCGGACAGACCACCGCCGGACTGACCCATACCGACTGCTTCCATCAAAGGTCTCGCCAACATCTTAACCTTGTCCTCGATCGCACCACCAACGATACGGGCAAGACCGGAGTTAGATGCCTGAGGGCGAGAAGAAACAGCAAGAACGTCGGCACGAGAAAGAATTGCCGTGTACGTCTGTGAAGTGCCTCTTTCGATACAAAATACACCGCTGTTCATAGTAATCAGCACAAGTTCGTACTCGTTAGAAGCAATAGCAAGACCGGTCTGATTCTCCAATTCAACTTTGAACAACAATTGGAACGCACCGATACTGCCGGGGGCGTACACGTCGTCGAGTTCAATATGACGACCGAATTCGAGTGCAAGAACAGAACCGCAAAGAGGAAGAACGGTAGGAAGGGCAGTAGCAGTAGCAGGAGGATTCTCGCTGGACTGATATGCAGAACCGCTATACTCAGACCAAGTTTGATTCGATCCTGACTCGACAGACATACGCCACAGATCCCAAGGATCAGCGCCCGACAAAAGACCCGCTTTGTTGTTGAATGAAATATTTATCTTCTTGATGACGAGAAAGGAGTCAGAATCTGCTGGGGTTTGGTCAGCAAGTTTCTTCCTTGCAACGATAATCAACTTATCGGGGACAGAGTTCAACTGAATACTCTGAAAGGTCTGCTCCTTGGTCTCACCGACAGCGAACGCCTGAGAAACAGAAGTTAAGTACCTAGGATACTCAGCAAACGGCACTACATTTCTAGCGCTCACAAGGTTTGAAGGTTGGCGAGTAAGGAAGAGCATAAGCAGACGAGAAGAAGTAACAGCGGAAACGACGGGTTGAGTTGTAGAAAACCAAGCACCCGGTTCAGAAGCAGTAGCAGTACCCGCCTGACCGTGAGCAAGACGAATAGCACGATTTGCCTGTCCCAAATTGAACACAAAATTTAGCGTTTGAACTCCGTACATACCACAATTGTTACGCTCAGGATCTGCCCACAAAAACGGAGACATCATAATAGGTTCACGAGTGAGGAAACGAATAGTGATGTTTCGGACGGCAGTATCTCCAGCATTTGCCTTAGGAGTATTGCCGGTAATAGCAATAACACGGAATCCACCTCGACCCTGAAAGTCCTGATCTAAAGAGTTGTCGTTCCAAGCGCTGTTGGGGTTGTTGTTTGCACCAAGAGCGTCGGTGTAAGACCAGTAAGAGTCATACTGGGTAGGAGTAGCGTTGTTGTAACGAGCAACCTCACGACGATCGCCAAAACGGAGCAACTGAAACTGAATATCACGCTGGTTCTGAGAAACGGTGTTGTTGTTGATTGTTGCTTGAATAGTGTTGCAACACGACTGAAAAGGAAAAGCACCAATCGAAGAGGCGTATCCTAAATTAACTACGGTCTGACCGACAGGCATAGTAGCAAGGGGAGTAGCAGAAAAAGAAATAGTCATATCTGTCTCGACCATAATGCGTCTGCTAAAAACAGTTGACTCTGAAGGCAACTGCACGTTGTAAGTAATACTAGAAGTACTAGTAGAAATAGCGTTGTATTGGGAGGGGGTGATATTCTGCGCTCCCTTAAAGACAGCATATCGAACTTTGTCCGAAGTCAACAGTAGGTCGTCTTGGACGCAAATCTTCTCAAAATCAGCACTCGCCATCTTATCTTTGTTTTATAAGTTATACAAAGATAAAAAAAAATGTATTTATCGCTTTATTTCCTAAAAGTGTTTAATAAACTCCTTGATCTTTTTTTCTAAATAATATCTTCAAAGAACAGTTTGCCCCGTTCTGTAAATAGAAATCGTGGGTAATTCCATAAACATCTTTCCACGCAACGCTAATCTGAATACCATAAAGTGGGGAATTGCTTTGCAAATCGATCAATCTATACTCGGCGGTCGGCAAATAAAGGACTGACGGAAAATATTCCGTTCCCGTTTCTAAATTAACAACGAGATCTGTAATTTCGTTGCTTAAGTTGTCGTTTTGTCCGGAATCGCCATTCACGTTGGTTAATATTCTTGGAACACTAACAAGTTGTGGTAAAATGGGTACAAGTGAACTCGTAAAGATGAGGGATTGAATGGGGGAAAGAGTTGCACCGGTCGAGTATGTCTGTTCCATAAACAAAGAAGTATATAGTATACCACCAGGTGTGTCGACTGGGTAGAAATTGTTTTTTGTTCCACCCTTTTTGTTATATACATTAATCAAATAGTTCGCCTCGCCGTCATTATTTGTTGGAGGATTGGGCAAATAAGTATAATTATGAAATGCCTGAAATGAACTAAAGAGTTGGTAAAGGGGCGAGTTAAAGTATATGAATCCGTTATTTGTTCCAACCGGAACATTTCCTCCTAAACAATCTCCTTCGAAAATTGGCGTTTGTGCAACTAGAGTAGCAATAGAGCGCTGATTGTCCCACAGCATATATGGAATCGGAAGAGGAGCGGTAGTCCAATTTGCAGGAAGTGTAATACCTGCTAATGTTGCTTGAGCAATAATATCATTATATGCATCTTCTAATGCCTGATTTATCATACAGATAAACGCCTGAAAAGTATTCAACCAATAGTAAGGTGATGTGATCTTTTCTAGTGTAAGAGGTGGAACAGGAGGTAAATAAATATTTGATTGAGGGACATAAACGACTCTTTTCTTAGAGATCAATCGGTCATTAGGTGCTGATGCGGAATTGTACTCTATAGTCACAAAGTAAACAGTATCATTAGGTGTGGGTATGGGTTGTTGCAAATCGACCTGTGGAATAAAGAGGGGCATACCTCCTTGGGTGTCTAAACTAAAGCGTACGATTGAGAGAAAGTAGTCAGACGGATTGTCTAAAATAGGACTACTCCTAACCTCAGTAAACGTCAGACGGTTTTGCTGTGATGTTTGAGATAGTGTCTGTGACGGTTGTACGTTATTCACGACCGAAAGGTCATAATATATCTGCGTTGGTTGAGTCATATTGGTCTATATCATATATTTATATAAAAAAGTTGCACATTTGCCTAAATATTCCTTGTAATAATCCTTATTTCGATAAATCTGCGTAATAATCTAATCAAGGTCGTAAAAATCTACACAAAATAGGTTATTACAGGAATAATAAATTTATTATTCCTTATTATAATGTAAAACGGTTAGATTTTTACTGTATTTCTATATTATTTCGGTAATAATCCATATTGTGATGGTAATAATCTAATGTTTAGTGGGGGAGAGTGGGGTTAGTGGGGCAGATTTCCTAACTTTTCTATAAAAGAGGTTTTTTATAGAAAAATAATAAAGTTGTGTTTTTTGCCCCACCTGCCTCACTTTGCCCCACTAGATGTTTCTAAATGTTTTAAGCAGAGGTAATATCAACATCAGGGAGACCGTTTGCGTAGACAGCATAGGCAACAGTTCCTGCATAAAGGGCATCTAAACTAATACACGTGAAACCAGTTCCCGCTGTGACGGCAATTGTGAAAAGACCATCAAGACCAAGATCAGGATTGGTTCGGGCGGTGACTGTGCGGATCTGAGTTAGAACAACATCAGTAGCGGTGATTGAAGGGACAGGAACTGTACAGGTCTGACCCGCAACAAATGTGAGTGTTCCTTGCTGTTTGATTCCAGTTCCGGCAACGGAAAACGAAGATGCAGAAGACAGAGACATTTTATTTAGTTTATAACATATCGATAGATAATTATTTTTGCTAAAATACTTTAACTTTCATTTATGAATATGTTAAACCAGTTGTCTCAAATCCAACTTGAATCCAACCTTTCAATCCTTTTTGTGCAACGTAAGATTGCGATCTACCGCCTAAAACAAGACCAGTCGTCGAAAAATTGGCGTTTGAATATCCTGCTCCATTAAGAAAAAATGTTCCTGTAAATACTAAATTAGCACCTGCAGTTGTTGGATCATATAAATATAAACCGTCCTTACCTGCTATTTGGACTTGGACAGTACCAACGAAGGGAACTGTTCCAATTTGAATACCAAAATTGGAAACAGTACCGGGCGCAGGTTTTGGAATATAATCAGGTGCGACCTGCGTAGGTGTAGGGTTGAGGGGTTGGGCGACTGTGCCTGATGCATTAAGAAAGTAAATCACGTCCGTTTGTAAATTAACTATATCTTGGTAAAAAATAAAGTCGTAAGGTAAAGCACCAAAACCTATATCTACTGTACCACCAACAATACTATTATAATTAACCTTATTGGGACTTACTGGGAGCGCACCTGTTGCTACTGTGAATGCGTTAGTTGAGGTATTAAAAAACTGAGGGGGATTTCCTGGCGCTGTTTGTGCTATAAGTAGTGAACCTGCTTGTGAAACGGAAGGGCGAACACAAACCCCCTGCGTTATTGGTGTACCTGAAGTAGGAGAATTGACCCATTTATTACCAGCAAGAGCGAAATCAGCAACTGCAAAACCAGTCATACCACCGGGGGCAGGAAAAGCACTTGCAGAATCAATAGTCAAACTTACCCAATTACCCGCAATATATAATTTCTGCCCCACCCAGTAAGCATCATTTACAACACCTGGTACGTTATTCGGATATGCTTGATTGTCGGAGATCTGAACGCCATACCCATTCTGAACTACTGATGATGGTGAAAGATAAGCACCGTTGCCGAAAAGACCCCCTGTTGTATCGAATAATGCAATAGAATACCACGCCTTGATTGGATTTGCCGTATTACCCCCGTCTAAATAGGCGTTAAAAATACCGAAAATCCCCATAATATTTCCGTTATACACCAGTTTAACTACAGCACCACCATAACCACCTGCAGGGTCGGTATTTACGAGACCCCTTATATCAGGAGAAAGGACAGTATCAAAAAGCGGTTGAACGACAACAGTAGCAAAATCACCCTCGGTATTTAAAACGGCGATATTTGCTACTCTTATATCGTCTCCTTGTGTTGTGTGAAAAAAATCAAACTTACCACCGACGATAGGGGATAGTTGAAACTTGTTGGCGGAAGTCGCTGAACCCGAAGGTTCAAGAAAGGTGTAGACATAAGCGTCGTCTCCATAACCCTCCATATAAAAATGCCCGAATATAACTGTGTAAGGTGCAGGAGGATAGTCGACACGGGCGGATAATTGAACACAACGTCTATTATTAATAATTACAACCTCTCCTACAAAATATACTAAATGAGGGTCGGGTAAAGCAACTTGATATGTTAATGGAACGGACAAAAACTCTATAGAGTAAGGAGTTGTCGTCTCGTCAGATGGATTGGGTGCTAAACCCCAACTCGCATTAGGTTCTTCAGCAACTAATATCAAAGTGTCTTGTGTGCTAGTAGGTGCAGAAACCGTAGTTGTTGCGGTTGCACTTCTTGATATAGTTTGTGTTCCGTTTGATGTTGGTGCAACCCAAACCATTCCTGTTGGTGCTGATTGAAGCGATTGAATCGTATAACCATCAACCAACACTCCCGATCCATCTTTGGGAGGCGGTAAGAAAACACCTGTGTTTGCCGTACCCGAACCAACCGGTATTTCACCCTTTACAGCGTTCGTATAATTGATACTGATTACACTTTCATTCCCAGCACCAGCGGTTTCGACAATAGGGAATGTGCCTGTAATTGTGCCTGAACCACCAGCGGGAATCCAAGCAGGGACACCAGCATTAACACCTAAGATTTGCCCTGCCGTCGGTGCGTTTGTTAATGTTCCTGTGTTGATTGTCCCGTTGCCGTAGGGTATTTGCCCGACTACACCATTACCAAATCCAATAGCGATTTGACTATCATCTCCAGCACCAACAATCTCCACAATAGGCGCTATTCCCGAGATACTACTACCTCCTACATTTTTCCAAGTAGGAACACCAGCAACAGTCCCTAAAAACTGATTAGAAGAAGCAGGGTTGGGGGCAACTGTTAATGCTCCTGTTTTTGCTGTTCCATTTCCGTAAGGGATTTCACCAACACTTGCTGTAAAATTAATACTGATTGTGTTAGTGCCTACACCTGCGTCATCTACGAGCGGGGCAGTTGCGTCAATAATCCCACCCGCTCCTGTTGCTGGTTTCCACGCCATATTTGTTCCTCCTGCTCCTGCCGTGCCGTCAGCAGTTAATACCCAGTTTGCTTGTGCTGGTAGATTTGGTGCTGTGACGATAGTTGGATCTCCTGCGAGGTCTGCGGATAGTAGTTCCCCCTGTGCGAGTGGAACTGCACCCGGAACGACTGCCCATCTTAATCCGTCATCTTGGGTACTATCCGCCATTAATATTGTCCCATTTATACCTACTGGTACAGGGACTTCTTTACCAAGTGCATTTGCTGATATAAGTTGTCCCTTTGTAAGTGGTATACCTCCACCTTGAGGAATCAGATTATCGTAGATCTGACCGGTCGCTTTATTAATGATACTCGATACAGACATCTTCTAAATTCTTCTTTAAAATATAGCAAGATTTTAATTTGCTGTATTTTAATGTTTAATATTTATGGGTTCTGTAATGCAATCTTATATTGAGTTCCGTTGAGTGTGATTACGAGATGCTGACCGCTATTTCCGCCTGAACTCGCCGATTGAAGTAAAGCACCAGTAAATACCAAAGAAGGTGTGGCGATTGTGTGTGATGTTGTTGATGTTTCTGTAATGTTATTAGCAGATATACTCATATTTGTATTTGCTGATATATTGAGTTGTCCTGCGGGATTTGTTAATTGTGATATTACCCCCGCAATTTGAACTTCACCAGCAAGTTTCGGTTGAAGAATAATGTGTCCTGTTCCAGTAGAAGCAGTAGCATTAAGCGTTAAATCACCAGTAGTTGTTCTAACAGCATTATTATTCATATCAAGGGGGCGAAAAGAGTTGTTCTCATTCTGCCCTCCGTTGAAATTGAAGGTTTCCACAACCGAACCATTAACACTATTAAATATTGATAGAGTACCGTCTTGATTCACAGCACCAACATTTTCAGTTTTCGTTTGTATCCTGCTCCATTCCCTGCTTGTTCCTGCTCCATCTTTCCCCCACATAGAGATTGTCCCAATTGTATCACCAGCAACAAAATTACCCAGCGACCTATCTATTTTTATTGCTGGAAACCCACTTGCAGTAGAATTATTATTATCAAATGTATATGAAGGATTATTGATAGAACCAACCCTGTTAGAAGAAAAGTTGAAATAACTTCCCGCTTCTATTATTTGTCCTGATGGTGATCCTTCAATTTTCGCTGAAAATCCACCTGGCGGAGTTTCTATCTTCCAACCATAAGAAGCACCAGCAAGAACCGCAAATTGTCCCTGTGTTGTTATATCAAGATTACGTGGAGTAGCACCAAGAAAGGTGTGTTCTATAAGTGCGTCTCCACCAAGCGGACACTCCATTCTTAATAGTTGAGAAGACGCTCCTGCTATATTTGAGGAGGTCAGCGTCATAGTTGAAGCACTTGCGGTGCTTATAATACTGCCCGTGCCTTGATATATCCCTGGCGCACCTCCCGTTTGATTTTCATATAATACAGATACTTCACCTTGCGTAGTATTAGAAACAATAGAAGACGCTCCTTTTTCACCACTCCCTGCGGGAGTTTGCTCTGTTATTGTAGTAAAACCATCTTTATTTGCTGTTGATGTTTCAATTGTTAGGGCAACAGGGTCATCTTTAATTATTTCCAACTTTGTATAAGTAAGTTCCGTTCCATCTGCCGATAATGGTGTTGGTTTTATAACAAGTCCAGCATCTGCTCCAAGCGTAGCGACTGCCCCATTTCCATTATCAGTAAAATTAAGTCCAATATTGGTTAATGAACTAAAAACAGTTCCTCCGAGGTCGGTGAAACCTATTTGTGTAGGGACGTATGAACTATTATCTCCAGTAGTGCTGTTCAAAAAATTAAGATGTCCTGCTGTTAAATCCATACTTTCTGCTCCCGACGCTCCTACTACTTGTTGTAAAGCAATATCCATACTAGCACCAAGAGTAATTGTTGAAGTTGTCGGTGTGGCGAAATTAACAACCGGTGCAGAGAGCGATCCTGATATGCTAATATTTGTTCCAGCAGAAACGCTCGTCACCGTACCTACACCTTGTGCGTCTACGCCCCAAAACACACCCAGCGGTTTTGTATTGTCGGCAGTAAGTACGAGTTTCGAATTAATAGTAATCACTCCATTTGGTGTATAAGCAAGGGTGTATCCGCTCACAGAACCTGTGAAATCTTGATCTATAAAAGAACCACCGGTCGGGAATGCAAAAGCAAGTGGCGCTCCACCCGCATTTGAAGCAAGAGTAACAGAAGTTCCATCAGGAATAAAGCACCCAGCAGTTCCCCAAGAAAAGGCAGAAGTCGATACAGGAGGATTTTCATATTGCGGGATAGAAAAGATGCTGGTTGTACCGTTTATGGCGGGTGGTGATGCTTGAGCGGTCAAACTGATATTAGATGAACCAACAACAGGAGGCGCTCCGTATAAATAGCACAAACCAGTTAATAGAAAGGAGTTATTCGGAATAGTCGCAGGGGTGCATACGGCAGGGTTGAAAATAAAAACGGGGTCGCCACCACCACTCGTAGCAGTAGTAGGGTCAGGTGATGTAGTGGTAATAAGTGTTGCTGGAGTATAAACAGCACTCGTAAATGATGCGATTGTAATTGTTATAAGGTTTCCTACGATTGCTGTAATTGTGCCTGTAATGCTGTCTGTTCCGCTGTAGACGATTGTAATGCTGTATCCTAATTGATACAGAGTCCCGTCGCTTACAAAAAAATCTCTACTTTGTCCGTTTGCAAGGGACAACCAGTTATATATTGTACCGGTTGTGGCGGTTGTGGTCGTAGTAGGGCATACTAATTCTTCTGTATTCAAACCATTACCTACTAGTATTGAACCTAAATTAGTACCTCCTTTGATTTGTAGATTATCTCCTGCTTCGCCTACTTGGAGTGCGAGATTATTTCCCTGTCCTACTACACCTGTCTCTATTTTGAGACACCCAATAGTATCAAAATCCGTAGCATTTTGTGGAATCGCTCCTATCGGCGTGAGTGCTGAATTACCATTTACGAGAACTGCGCCAAGAGTCATATCACCACGTGGATCTGCTTCCCACGGGATTAGGTTAGGATAGAACTTTCCTCCAAGATTGGGATCAGGATTTTTTTGGTCTATTCCGCTTGATAGAGACATTTTCTTTTATATATAGATAGACAAAGATTTTTATTTTCTTACTTTATATATAAAATGAGCGTTGATGCAAATACTCCCGACCCTAATTTGCAAATACCGGATAAGTCGATACTTTACCAAATAGCAGGTTCAGCATACGCTGAAAACTTTGATGGTAATGTAGACGGATTCACTTTGCTAAAACAAACCCCTACACTCAAGATTTTCAAGAAGATAGATTATCCGGTTATTGTACTTGGTGTGCGAGGAACTGCTGATTTTCAAGATTTTATGGCGTGGTTGCCCGTTGTTTTAAACACGATTCGAGATACTGACCGTTATAAAAAGGATACTGATTTTCTTCTTCATTTTCAACAAGATTACGTTCCTTCCCAGTTTTATTATTATGGAACAGGACACAGTATCGCAGGAACGATCCTCGACGAGTGGTTGAAAGCAGGACTCATCTTGAAAGCAAGAACATATAATCCTGCAATTCAAGAAGGCGATCTTGCAAATGCTTCTATCAATAATGATAGGATATATGCTGACCTCGATCCTCTGTACAATATGTTTGGTAGACGTGCAAAAAGAGCGCCCGAGGTTCGCAAGTCAACAAAACCCTTTGGTATGAAACAAGTTGCACAGTTTTCTTTTTCACCTCTATATTGGTTTGGTAAAGATATTTTGAGAGAACATTCTTGGCGAAATGAGGTTTTTCAGGGTGGTATTCGTCGACAAGAGATTTAGTGGGGCAAGGTGGGCAAGGTGGGGCAGATTTCTAAACTTTTCTATAAATGATCTTTTTTATAGAAAAATAATAAAGTTATGTTTTTTGCCCCACTAACCCCACTTTGCCCCACTAACGAGCAGAAATGGCGTTGGAAGCAATAGCGTCGTAAGAAAGTCCGGTCTCTTTTTTAATTTCAGCAATCCACTCGTGAAAATCTTGGAGATTCATATTGTCTCGCATATTTGCCTTGATCCAAAGCGTAGCGAATGCACCACACGTTGCAACCGGCGATTTTTTCGATTGATACTGTACTCTATTATATTGAATGTTCTTACCCGACTTTTGCAGAAGTTGCGACAGATAAGGTTGATCTTGACCCAATTCCCTATTTATTCCCTGCGAGTTCCAATACAGAGGAGCGTCTATCTTGCTTCCGTAGGAGCAGAAGAAACAGATTGTATCTTTGCCGTTGTCGATATATCGATTTACAACGACAAAGTGACCCCTATTAAATGACTGCTCATAAAGCAGGAAGAAATATGTTTTGGGACGAGGCAGTAATTCTTCGATATTATCAATATCTGCAAGTTCACTATATTTCAATACTTTAGCGCCGGGTAGGTACTGGCGAATATTATCATCACCCATAGGTGTTTCGCTGATCTCTTTAATAGCAGGATTACCTTCTCCTGCAACCTTGTTCAGAATCTTCTTTGCTTCTTTTTCTTCTTGTGCGTCGGTCTGTGCTAATCTGCCTCCTTTCACGCTCCGCTTCTCTGCATTTGCCGACTTCTCACCTTCTTTAAAACGGTACGATTTTGTTCCCCAGCAAGTTTTCGCATTAAAACAACACCGTCCACTTCCGGATTTTTCCTCGAAAGGTTTAAGATTTTTTTCACCCTTTATTTTCTGCTTTTCTGAGATTTGGAGTTCGAGATTCTCAGGATCGATCTCAGCGGGGGTCAAGGGTGTATTCTTATCGACACGCTTCGTTGGGCGATAAACAGGGTATTTTTGATTCCCTACGTCTTTCCACTCCTCTTTGAACCAACGTGCAAGAGGTCTGCTTCCGTTGTCTTTGAACTTTCCTCCAAGATCTTTGTACCTTTTCACGACTGCACCTGATCGGTATGCCGACGGTTTCTTGTATCGAGGGTACACTTCCTCTTTTACTTTTTCGTAGAGTTTCTTATTGATAGGCACAGCGCCACCAACCATATACATTAGCGGATTATTCGGATCGTATGGTTGAGGTTTAAATTGAGTAGGGTCGCCTACGAATTGCGGTTGCTCAGGATATTCGGGTTCTACTGGTGACTTGACCGGTGTATCATCTTTTTTTTCAAACAGTTTTGCATATTCGTCTTTGCTAATAGGTTTGCCTTTATCGTCCAAATAGACATCTTCATCATACCCCCAATTGCCTTCATAGTCGTCCTCTTTACGATAATTCATCTTCTTTTCGCCACCCAAATAACCGTCCTTACAAACTTTACACGCTTCATCTACTTTGCGTTTCTTCTCTTTTGCTTCTTCTGTTCCGAAAGTATCAATAAGAGATGCTGGTATATCTTTAGCAACATCTTTAGCAATACCCCACCAGTCAATATCACCACCTTTTTTGCTACTGCCGTCCCAAAGAATCGAAATTGCGAGAAAATTAGGCGAGTACGGATCTTTTGCCCAATTCCCCTTGATTTTACACGCCCTCGCCAAATACTGTTTACGTTTTGTATCTGCAATCGAGGGAAAATGTTGCCTGTAAATAATATAATCGTTGTTGTTAATACTTCCGAACTTGACTCCACGCAATTCTAATTTGTGTTTACCATCATTCGCCAACTTCAACGAGTTCCAATCTTTATATCCCGCCTTTTTCGCATACTGTTTCGCTATTTTCAGATACTCGGGTTCACCAGTTGCATCTTCTACATTAAAATCGTTTAGATCACTTGATTTGACGAGTTCTTGTGATTGATCATCAAGCGGTTTATCGCCATCTTCTCCCTCGTCTCTTTCGTCAATACCTCCATACATTCCAAACAATCTCTCGAAATCGTCGTCATCAAACCCGCCAATCATATTCCCACCTGAGAAATCATCTGCATTTGCATATAATGCTTTCAACTGTGCTTTTGCTCTTGCTAAAGGTAGGGGGTCGTTACTGTGGGAACGGTCTGTCCCTTTCGTAAAAACCTTCCAACCTTTCGGCACTTTTCTTATTTGATAGGGCATTTATATTATGATAATAAAATATTATAATATAAAAAATGTATTATTATTTCGTGTAGATGTAATCTTTTTGCTGTGTTGTGCTGTGTCCCATTTTCTGAGCATCTTCCGCCTGTTCTTCGCTCACCTTTCCATACTTATCCGTCAGGTAAGCGTGTCGCAATTTGCTCGATCCTGTCCCCTTACCCAGCGCCGAGTTCAGAATTCGTGTGATTGCGTTCATTTGTGATACTCGTTCGCCGTCAGCGTAAACTAGAAATGGTACTGATTCGACTCCTTTCGCCATTTTCCCATTTTTCAGAAGGGGGTGGTGTTTGTAATAAATATTCAATACACGTTTCAATTCTGCATCAACCGGTTCAACCTGCGTACCATACGTCTTGTCGGTCTTGTATTTGTGAAACACGAACTCTTGCGGATCTTTGAGCGTCACATAATTTCGATCACTTGGAATATTGCCGGAGTTCTTATCGATAATATAAGCATTCAGATAATCACCGTTGCGACGTGGTGCTTGGAGCGTATACAGCGACACCACAACCCACTTGAGCAAGACCTCAAACTGTAGCGGTGTGAGTTGCTTTGAATCTGCAAAAGAACCAACCTGACTTTCTAAAGCGTTGCGTTTTTCAGTAATTTCGTCCCATTTTGGAAGCGTCTCGGGATCGTGTTTGATTTCTTTCACTTCCTTATTTTTTGAAAGCATAATGTCGTAGTATTTCGAGTACAGTTTTTTATGCTTAGGGGCATCACCTCCGATATTCAGGGCGCTCACGATTGCAATATAGAAATTGCGTTGCGTAGTAGGTTTATAGTCCTTCAACTTCTCCGCAATTACCTCCGGTTTCTCGAGGAACTTGAAAGAAGTGAGTGGTTGCTGATCATTCAGTCGACGCAGATTTGTAAAATACAATTTCTGCGAACTTGCAGAAATATTATTGTCGCTAAACTTTTCGCCTAGTTTTGATTCGAAGTCGGTCATCTTGGTATATAATATATACTAAGATAATTTTAAGTAAGATTTTTCCGCTAAATAATCTTTGTTAATAGATTAACTGGAATATAAATGTAATCCTGTTCTGCGTCAAATCCCGATCTATCTTGTCGACAGAAAGGAGCAATATTAAATGTGCTAAATGTTTCCTTGTCGTATCGGATATAATATAATCCGTCGGTGAATTGAAATAAAAATATATTATTTTCCGGATTCTCGCTCAACAATTTTCCGAGCGGAAGCATAGTTGTTGCAAACCTGTTACGTGCTAATCTGCGAGTTTTCAACTCATACTTGCAACCTGCGCCGGTGAAGTCATATCGATCAAACTTGTCGGTAGAAGGTGTGATGGTTGAATCATTAAAAAAGGTTTTCAAAGTATCCAATACTGTAGTTTCAGATTGACGACCAAACTCATAATCTCTATTGAATGCGGATTTTTGTTGGGCAACGACCGTACACATATTGTGATTGTAATATATACTATCACAATATTATAATTTTTTGAATTAAACGAAATAGATTATTCCTAAACTTTTGAGATTATTTAATCTACTTTATCAACAACAACTTCCTCATTTTCACTTTCTATCTCATCATCATCTCTGTATTCATAATAGAAGAGGGTATTATATCCTGAAATCATTTTCATATTGTAGTTGTTGAACTTGACTGCACTCATCAACTGTTTTGCGGTATACTGTACATCATTCTTAGTATTAAACTCTTTCAAAACCCAACTGGATTTATGAGAATGTTCCTCTTTCCATTCTTTCAGTTCTTTTTCTTTACCTTTTTCTTCCTTTTCTGCAGGGATACTCACTTTTGTAAAATGTGCGGAAAACCAAGTATGAATCAAGTTATTCTCAGCAACATATTCATCAATTGCATCTTGGGACTCCTGAGGCATCTCGATAAACTTTTTATCTTTGTTTTCCTGTGCATACTCGATAAGTGTAAGCATAAATGTTTTGATGAAATCTTGATCTTGGGTAAGATATTTTAGAGTGCTGTCGAGTGGTTTTTCAAATGTATTTTTGGGGTTGGGATTTTCAACGAAGGAATGAGGGAAAGTATGAATCTTCAATCTTCGAAGAATACCTCTGTCTAGAGTTCTAAGGGCAGGTTTTTCATTCGCACTCAGGAAAGGCGTAAACAACGGAGTATATTCTTTGCTATTTTTGTACTGCGCTCGAGCATTCACTTTATCGCCTCCAGTAAGCATTTTGCAGAAATCTTTGTTCAAATAAGTAGTTGCTTGTGTGTCGCCCGGTTCAGAAACATATACAATTCGCCTTCCTTCACAATCAGCAAGATTGCTATTTGCTTGACCGCCTTTATACACACTCGTCAAGAACTGTGGTTCTGCAGTATAGACATATCTACCTCCTGCTTGAATTACAAAACCCGTGAGGACACCTTTTCCATTTCCACCCGTTCCGCAAAGAATGTGTAATGATTCAAGATTGTTTCTGAAAAACGCAAGTCCAGTACAAGACATAAAATACTGTGCTTGTTTCTCGTTAGGAAATATAGAATCCAAGATTTCTTTCAGACGTTTTTCTTTTACAGGGTTCTTCTTTGCATCTCCAATATCCCAACCAGTCGTTTTTGAAATGTAATCACTTGGAAGGATTTTTCGATATTGATTGGTTTCAAAATCATACACTTTATCGTTGAACGCAAGAAGATTCTGATTTGCATCTATTTTCTCGTCAAGATCATTAACTGTGCATAAATGCTTGAGTTTTTTGCTTACGCCTTTTGTCGTACTATCATTTCCAGCATTCAAATATTCAGTATATAATTGTTTGCTTCTTTTGGGTGATTTTTCGTCAAGAGGGTTCAGATTTTGGATTTGTTCTTGCAGTATCTCACGAAGAACTGTGCTAATCGTATACGACATACTTGAAGGATCGCAATCCTTTATTTCGTTCACATAACGATTATTTGAATCGAGTTCCCACCAAAACGACTTTTTGCTGTAGAAATACTTTTGAGGCATTCTTTGGTAAAACATATTTGCGAGATCAATATCTGCAAATCCCAAATCAAGCATTTTGTAGAAATCTTTACGCCTTTGTTGTAACTTTTTGAACAATTCTTCGTTGTCTTGTTTCAACCAATACCACAGCGTCGATTGCGTGAACTTTCCTTGTAAAACAATTGCCTCGTATATTTGTTTATTTTTCTCCTTGTTATAACCTGTGTGGTCTTTGCAGATTAGATCGTATGTTTTGTAGTCCAACTTTTCTTCCTTCACGGCAATCGTCATTCTATACCATTCATCATAATTTGCGAAGCGTTTTGCATTCAAGTTTCTCAATACTTCGAAAAGAATATCCTCCCCGCTCAGCGCTTCAGAAACTGCGACTTCTGCGGTTATTGCAGGGTGTAACGCCGGTGTACGAGGTTGCGTCGGCGTTGTTTTCCCCGATTGCGTTTCTTCAGAAACAGGAGCAACAGGGCAATTTTCAGGAATATATTGAATTACATTCTCTTCAAGAGTTCCCTTCACTATCTTCGCAATTCTTTCTGTTTGTTCTCTGTGCTTGTAAGCATTTGGCGCTCGGATTTTTCCACCATTATTACCTTGACGATAAACACTAACATCAACATTCAGCGTATTCTCTTTTTTCGTATCGCTAATTTCAATCACACCATCAAGCAGTACTTGCAACTTGGGCAGAATCGTTGTCGTAGCATAATCAGCAATCATTTTACAACTTGGGAACTGTATATCATAAGTAGTCATAAAACTAATTTTTGTCTTTATCGTTTTTGTTGTTCTTTGTCCTTTCGGTTTCTTAGAATCATAATCAATACATACTGCTCTATAATGTGAAGAGTTGCGAACTCCGATCGCATCAGAACTAACCAGTCGCTCTTCAATCTTCGACACTAAAGCGTTAAAATCTTCACAGGATATACCGTTAGTCATTTCACAATCAATATCAGTAAATGCTTTGCAGGGCATATTAACTCCTAAATATTCGAAGTAGTTGCTTTGTTTTCCTAAATCAGCAATCGGAATCGGTGTGATCTGACTTTTATCTGCTATACTACTCCAAAGTCCATTCATAACCTTTACGGTTCTTCTATTTTCAGCGAGGTCGGCGTTCATTAAGTTCTTTTATACTTATAGTAGAGAAAATCTTTTAAGTAAGTTTTATTCAATTTTATAAATATCAATTTTTAGATTATTCCTAAATAAAATACTAAAACCAAAAATCAAAAATCTAAACTTTTCCTAAACTTTTAGATTTTTTTATATTAATCAGTTGTTCCTAAAGAAATGCAGGAACTCGCCGAAGAAGTTGGGGGCAATTTTAACATATCTTCGAATGTGAGAATTGTGTCTAAAGTTTTGTACTTGTTATTTCCTTCCACCTCTGCTTTCATCTCCTTCACTCGCTGGTGCAAGGCAACTGCCCGTAAATGATGCATTCCTTTCACGTGGTGACTCTTATTAAAATAGGTATAATGTCCTAAACATATCGGGCATACAATCGTACCCTCTGCTGAGCGTTTTTCATAAAAACGTTCATAATATTCCCTCTGCTTATCGGGTTGACGTGAGGGAGGTTTGGTGCGATCAGTTTTCGAAGTTTGCGTTTCGGCGTTCATTCTAGTTCGTTGGGTCTTTACTTTAAGTAGAGAAAAACTTTTAAATCGTTTATAAGTATTATTTTAACGAAATGTTTTTTTGCGTCCTTAAAGTTTAAAAATACTCCTAAATCTTCGGGGGTGGGGTCTTAGTGGGGCAAAGTGGGGTTAGTGGGGCAGATTTCCAAAGTTTGTTATAAAAGACCTTTTCTATAGAAAAATAATAAAGTTATGTTTTTTGCCCCACTAGACCCACCTTGCCCCACCTACTCAAAGTAGGTGATACAAAAAGAGAAAAGAGAAAATTAAAATATTTCTTTAATATAAATGCCTCTTCAAGAAATAACATATTCCAAAGAACTCGAGAAACTGCTCAAGAATCAAGCAGAACAAGCGGAATCGTATTCGATATTGCATAACCTTTCGTATGAAAAGTACCAGTTTAGAAGCAACATTATCAATATACCGGTAATTATTCTTTCAAGTGTGATTGGATTGTTGACGGGTATGAACATACAAAATGACGATATGTTCATTATTCTCAGCACAGGATCTATATTTGTAAGTGTGATTAAAAGTATAGATTCTTATTTTCAATTGCAGAAACGGTCAGAGGGTCACCGAATCTGCTCGTTGCAATTCTCGCAAATCTTCAACAAAATACAGATTGAATTGTCTCTTTCGAGAGATCAACGACAAAATCCAAAAGATATGTTGGCGCTGATAAAAACAGATCTGAAAAACTTATTCGATATTGCACCCTTGATTGATGGCGACATTATTGATAAATACAACTCTCTCTATAAAAATGAGACAGGTGTATCAAAACCGGCAATTACGAATGGATTGACGCATATTGTCGTTCAAGACGAACCTCAGAATACGAATCCATACGAAAAACAAAAAGTAAAGAATAAAATTAAAATAGCACGAGAACAGGGAATACCATACGATCCTGATATTGATGCACTTGGAAGCGACGACGAAAACAAAGATAAAAATGTTATTATGAGGGTGAAACCGTTGGGGACGAATGAGTTTCAAGAAATCAGAATAGACGACATACCAATTGATGAAATTGGTAATATGTAAACTAGTCGTCGTCACCCTCGCCACCAACAAACCACATATTCTTTTCCGTCATAATGATTTGAGGAAAGTTTTTAAAAACTGCACACCAACGAGTAGGTAAACGTTTGATCGCTTTAATCTCCTCTTTCGACAATCCCACGTAATCGGTCAAAAGGTAATTAATTCCTCGTACACTACCGGAATGTGGAAAATAAACCACAACGTGTGATTCGTTTAAAATCCTGCGTGTCTCGCCCTTGTTGGTGGGAAGATGATTTGTATTTATGCAACTTGTCCTCGTATGCCTCCCGGTCTCCAAAATAGAGTTCAATATTTTATAAACTGCTTCTCGGTGCTTTTTATCGCTGATTACATCAATATCATCAAAAACACAACAAGAATCTTTCAAATCGTCGATTTCAAGAGGATCGCTAATGAGATTCGCTCCAATCTTGATACGTTGAAGTCCTTTCACTTTATCAAGAGTTTCATCTTCTTTTAATGCAGAGAATACGTAAATGGGATTTTTAGGATACTTTTTCTTGTACTGTTCCAAATATCCGACAGTAAACGTTGACTTACCTGAACCGGACGCTCCTGTAATATATAAAATATCACGTTCTTTTTTTGAATCAGGTACGATCTGAAACTTTGCGTCGTCCGGCAGATTTATATTAGAAAAAGTTTTATCAGTTTGGGGATTCACCTCACCTTGTGGTGCGACCGACACCAAGCGCTTATCTAATTTCCCGCCCATAATTTTTGCAAGAGGTCTCCCGATATTTGCAAGATTAAACTCATTCATTTCAGATTTGTTCTATATAATATAAACAACATAAAAAAAATCTCAAGGCAACACATCTCTATTCTCGGCAACAAATGCCTTTGCACGTTTGTTAATTTCAATATCGAGAGATTGGATTGCTTTATCGATTTCCTTTTCTGTGCGTAGTGGTTTGCCGATTGTTTTTGAAATATCTTGAAGATTCACTCGAACCTTTTCTCCAAGATTTTTACCCGATACGTCGTTCTCTAAAACTAGTTTGACTGCTTTGAGGTTGCTGGATAGTGAGTACAGTTTACCTGCTTCGCTATTGAAGAGTGACGACAGTTTAACCATTTTATCCTTGTTGCCTTCGAGGCGATATACACTAAATAACCTCTTGAGCGACTTGTATACGTTGCCTACAGATTTGTAATGTTTGTAATCTTCGCTGATTTGCTTGATCAGGATTTCGTCGGCAGGAACGTCTTGGAATGCATAAATAATCGACAACTCTGTAAGTTTGCTCGTTTCACGTATAAAGATCACAGCGTCGATTTTAATGTAATCGATTGTTTTGATTGCTTTATCGACACGGTCACAATCCAGCGGGGAAATGTCTGCGGGGAAAAACTTCTCCTTGCTTCCGTCCTTGTTTTGTATTTTCAATTCCACGAACCAAATATCGTCCATTTCCGCCAAAGATTTTAATATTCTTTTCAGTTCAGAGCAGATTTTTTCAGATGATAATTTTCGATTACTTATTGGACTGAGGAGGTCGTAGTCGCTAAAATACTGCTGTGTTTTAAATGAACTTGTACCTAGTTGCACAACCGGATTTCCAGCAAGTTTTAGAACATCTACAAACTTGCGGATCTCCTCGTCAATACCTTTTTTAGTTTCAGAAATATCCATTTTTATATTAGTATTAGAATTTAATTTATGAATAAAAATGAATAGAAAATTGAAGTAAACAAACATCAATAAATAGAACACAGCGATAAAGCAAAACAAGAACAATATGCCCGTATTCTACACTAGATCACAGAATTACAATACTGCTATGAAAAAACTTGTGCAAGGAGTTTGCTTCACGGAGTTTCACAGAAATACCCGAACTGTTGAGCAAACTCGGAAAAGTATAAGTGGACTTGACTGCGAGTCGAACGCTATGAGATGGGTATTCTTCTACTGTGATAGTGTACCCTGCTGTATCAGATTGTGGAACATTACTGACCTCTCAGGAGGAAAAAGAAAAAAAGTTGAATATACCGCTTATGAGCAATACAACTGCAACGATTGTGATGAGGAGTTTTCACGAGAATTACCTTATGGTTGGACGAGATGCAATAAGTGTGCGGAGCATTATAAAGATGCAACTGAAAAAAATTGAAATGAAAAAACGATTACAATCAGAATATAGCAACAGTCAGAATACGATAATGCAACAACAACAACGAGAGTTCAACGAAATACTGAGGACACTTATGGAGTCCGTGGAGAAGTTTCAGGAAGGAGAATCAGGAGAGGGCAACTATCTTGTTGCTATGAATTGTCTACGTTCTCTTCACGGTTTCGGAAGCAGAATAGGCGACGACGGGTGTGAGGGGAGGTTGCTAGGTATGGTTGCTGACCTCGAAGTAGATCTCAGGGAAACCCGAGACGAACTTGAGTGTCTGCGTGATTGGAAAGAGTGTATGAGTACATACTCAGACCAACCTGAATGGTGCAAACGGTGTGGTTCGTGGTCAGATGAAGAAGGAATCAAAGAAACAGAACAGTACGGATATTTGTGTTTGAGTTGTCGTGATGACCTCGATTGT